CCCTACTAAAGCTGACCATTCCGTAAATCTTAAATATTTTTCGTCTTTATTCATTGGATTTAGTTTCTACTTGTTTCAAAAAGGCAATCGGTACATCTTTAAATACGCTTTGCCTTTTTGATGGATCTAAAAATTGAATAGTAGCCGTATCGTTATTGTTGACATGTCTCACAATTCCGTGAAGTTTAACCCACTTTTCATCAGCTTCAAATTCTACATGATCACCTTTTTTTAGTGGCATAACTTATCGTTTAATAAACCTGTAATCACAATACGGATCTTGTATAAATGTTTCCAGTATCCTTTTTAACTGCTCCCTGTTTTTCTTTTTGATGAGGCTTTTTGCCATACACTTTTTATCTTCCTGCGTATAAGGTAAAAGATCATCAACGGTCTTTTCAATATATCTTTCAAATGTTTCATGTTGCTGGGTAATCATTGGGAATATCTATTGTCTGTATAATATCTTCCAGTGGTGTGTAACCGCTCTTTATCAGCACCACCTCAGCATTGGGATCATCAAGCCTGCCCCACCCCATAGCCTCATATAGATCATTAACCCGGAAGGCAGGAGCCGAAGCGAACCTTTGCGCCACCTCGGTCATATCTTCCTGCAATTCCACGATATCAGTAACATCATAGTCAATAGTCTTCTTCCTTGTGTCCTGCTGGTATAAAGGCGTTAGTGATCTGTTATAAGAAGACACCTTGCTGCTGACCTCCGGCAATACCACATTAGTGTACATCTCCCGTATCATCTGCTTAACATTCGACTCTGTTGCCGCACTGTCATTATTGAACAGGATATCACTAATGCCATAGATATTACACAGCTTCTTAAAGGTGGTCTTACCCTGTTCTATCAACTGCATATCACCGGGGCTTATACCGATCTGGTTATACTTCCATTTACCGAGTAGCAGACCGAGTTTCTTTGCGTTTAAGTTGTTCCCTGACCTGTCCCTCACCGCCCCCAGTTCCGTCATGATATCAGACTTAACGCTGCCCCATGTCTCCGGGTTGAAGTCTGCATCTTCATTATTGATAAAGCCTTCGGCACCGGCATTGAGTAATGAGTTATTAGCATAGTCCCTCTCATTGCCTATCTGTGTCAAAGTCTTACTTGCCGCCTTTAACGGGCTTAACCCTACCAGCTCATTACCGGTATAGTCATAGATCGGGTTGGCATACCGTCTGTGAATGATCTGATCTGGATCAAAGGATATAAGCTGCCCCAGGCGCCACTCATAGCCCATCACCTTTCGCGGTATTGATTCAGAAGCTAAAGGATAGACCTGATCCGGTGGCAGGTGATAAAGGGCATAAGGCTTACCCGCATTACTGCCGTTGTCAACCACATTCATCCACTCATACTCATTGCCTGTCAGCAGGGGGAAGAGATAAGCCAGTTCATAATATTCATCTTTTCCCTGTTCGGGATTGGGGTTATCAATAAGCTTCTGCAACGGGTCCTGTTCACCTATTATCTCCATGGCCTTTGTCTGCAGGTCTTTTAAGTCATAGATATGTTTATTGTCGTATTTATTCCTGCGTTGCAGTATCCGGTATCTGCCAAAGGCTTTTTCATCTCTTACCTCATAGACATAGAGGGGAATACGTTTACAGGTCTTAGCTATTTTGCGGGTGATGGAATAGAGATCATCGAGGGTGGCGTAGGCTGTTATCTGTTCTGTCTGGTTGCCATAACCATAAACAACATTGCTTCTTTGCTGAAGCTGCAGGGTGTTGTTATATGTGAATTGCTGCAGGGTGTTGATGAAGTAATCTACAGCTTTGGTCTTGCGTATATAACCAAACATTTTTGAGATATTTAATAATTACTGCCAGGCAATTTTTAAATATCTTGAAGTGAGTGTTATTCTTTAATAAAGGTAAAGATTTATTCTAATTTCAGCACACCGATATATCTTTTAGGGGCTGATAACTTAGTGAATATGGCATATCTGCCAGCATCACAAAAGTGATCGTTGAACTTCACCGGCTCGTCTAATACGATTTTGCTGCCGTTAACATCTGTTTTAACCTTAAACTTATATGATCTGATTTCTTTTATTCCTTCTGTGCTGCTTTGCGTAATAAATAGGGGGAAAGATTTTACTTTCTTTATTCCCTCCTCCACGTCCTTATCGGCAGGTTTGGCATTATATCCAGCCCTCCTTAATTCTTCGATTGTTTTAGGCTCTGCTGCATCACAATAAATCTCAGTCCTTTTATTAATTTCTAAAGACTTATATCTTTCAATCAGATCGGCCGTGGTAAGCTTTGTTTCATAGAGCTCCTGGTGCCAATATAAAGCACCTTCATATAATTCAACCTTAACCAAAGCCGAAGGGACATTATAGCCAAAGTCCTGACCATACCATTGATCACCTTTGTCAGGCAGCCTATCACATATTTTCCAGTGTGTGTAAATGGATTCACTGCTTTTGCCTCTTAGCCCTAATCCGTAAACATTCCATAGGTTCTCATCAGCATATTGAAGGCTTTCTATTTCTTCTATTATTTCAGGCGTAAGATTGCCCAGATTATTTTTATAAGTTGATTGAATAATTTTATTGCCTGGCCTATCTGCTTCCGTATAAACCCATGAAAACTCATCAGCAGGGTTATAATCAATAATAATTAATTCATTTGTTCTTATCGCAAGCTGCTTATAGGTGTCATAAGAGATAAGATTGGCCTCATTAACATAAAGAATATCCCGGCCAGGGCCATGCACTTTACCCGTATCTTCAACACCAAAGAACTCCACATAAGCACCATTAGCGTAGTTATAGATATTATCCGTCTTATTAAAATCATCATCATTATAAACCCCGGCAAGCTGTAGGGATTTGATAAACTCCCTTCTGGCTCCACGCTTCAGATGTGGTAATGAAGGCGAGACAATGGTAATAGATTTATTGTATTTAGAAGGAATGTAAAGAGAAAGTAATTGACATATTGAAACCGTTTTGCTGGATCGTGTCGAACCTTCGTTAGATATTAATCTATATAGCTTTGATTCAACAGCTTTGCAGTTAGCTTCATAAACGGGAGTATATTTAAGGCTCATCGTTAATAGGCTCACATCCTGCAGCCGGTTGCATTATAACTGTAAATGGATTACCATCTTTGCCGGTTACCTCTGTTCTATCTTTCCAGCCAAGTTGCTTAAGGGCAAAAATATCAATTGTCTGCCCGGCTAATTCGTAAGAATTTTGTACAGCCAGCTTTGCTCTTTTTATAACAAAAGAATACTCTTCATGTTTTTCGTAGTCAATTAAGCTTTGCGTAGCTTCAAAACCTAAGTATAACGCAAGCCCGGTAATAGTCGCCTTTTCCTTCTGGGTTTTACAATAGTCAAAATAAGATTTGCATTTATTCAATAGTTGATCCGGGCTATCAAATATGGGTGGTCTGCCACCATTATTATTTAGCGCAAACTTATTACCCTTTGGCGCTGGCATGATTTAAAATTAAGAGTGCAAAAAAATTGCACATTACAAAAGTAAGGAAATAGTAATTTTGTTTTCTTATTGTGCGATTTAATGGGATAGTCAGTAAATGTAAATTTGACTTTTTCGGCCTTCATTTCTATGAGGGCTTTTTGTATATTCGGTTATCAGTAAGTTGCTTATTTTGTTTTGTTTTTAGGGGGGATAATGGCGTTGTCCCCCCTTTTTATTTTATAAGGCCACTGTCATTTTATTGCATATTCAACAGGCTTATTAAAGGAGAGGGCAAAGGAATTAAGATCATTCCATGAATTATTAAGTATGCTGCCTTTCATGCCTCTGTTTTCTACTATAGATTCACTTAAGGGTGAAGAGAATGCGCCTATATGTATCGTTAATTCATTATTCCATATACCGGTTACGATCATGGTGCTGTCTTTTATCCTGACCGCTATCTTTAATAAATATGTAAGGCCTTTCTTTGACGGCTTTTTGGCGGTCTGTATATACTGAACATCTTTATCAGATTTGTCTATTAAATAGCCTTTATCTAATAGTTGACTCATGGCTTCATTATATGTTACGCCATACACGATGATCGTATTTGCTTTTTTTGGTGGTTCCTGTGAATGAGCAAAAGCCGGGATGATAAGCATTAATAACAGTAGTTTGGTTTTCATGTTCATTAGTATTTGTTTTATTGTTTGTTTTATTTCTTCTTTTTTACTTGCGGGTATGCGGACAGTTAGAGTCGTTGTCTTCTCATTATATAATGCTTTGCGGCCTGAGTTTTCGCGGATGCCGCCTCTATTAGACTTCTTTTCCATTTTAAAATAAATTATAGTGCTTAAGAATAACCTGTATAAGCCCTACAATAACGATAGTGCCTATAACTTTTAATGAAGCGTTGTTGATACGGTCTGAAATTTCTGTTCTAAGATTTGCTATTTCAAGTCTTACGCCGGAAATATCCTGTTTTGTTGCTAATGTATCGGCGCGGCTTGAGAACTTATCTTCAACTATATTTTCTATTTCGGACACTATTTTTTCTGCATCC